TCTTATTGGTACTGGTTACGGCGACACCCTGAGTGGGTCATTGATTTTTCAGAAAAACAAATTTTTTGGTATCGCCCTCCCTATGCCGATGATCCTATCCGCCAGCAGTTTTTAATCCGTCCTGTTGTTCCAGAAGATCCAGTGGCAAACACAGCTGAACAGCGTTACTTTGATTGTTTTCGGATCGAGCCAAAAGTTCCGTGTAATGAGCTATCCATGGAGCAAACGCTTGGTCTATTAGGCCAGGTTCTAGGTAGCTGATGAGCGTTCGGATAGCTGAAACCAGTGTGGCTTTAGATTCTTCTGTGTTCTGCTCTAAGAGATCCAGGCACACAGCCGTCAACCACTGGGTTGGATCTTTCTTAGGACTGGCGTAAATCATTGAGGTTTTGGATCAATTCCGTTATTATATGTTCGGCCCGAAGAAGAGCGATGCCAGGGCCGTTTTACCGGGGAGACAGGGTTTCTATCGCTTCCCTTGTCTGGTAACTGATGGGCTGTGCCGCCGATCACGGTGCGGCCCCACCCCTAAATTTTTAAAAACAGAACAGGCGTTTCGCAATAGAAACTTAACCACGTGCGGCGTGGAACCTGATCTGTTTCGATGGAACCCCTCGGGCCTTCAATCCGAAGGGTAGGGTGCAGTCATTGACGAGGATGACTGCATTACGAACCACCCGGAAATTCCGGATAGTTCGGTTTTAAACCAGTGGCCACTGGTGGTCTGCAGAACCAGTGAAACCCTAACATATTTTCTCGGTCTTACGCCTGCCAGGTGGGGGCTGGTGCGGCTGCCGAGTTGTCGGATCTTAACTGCTGAAAGCAGCTTCGGCAATGATTGGGAACTGCTCGGTGAATATGGTTTTGATTTCCTTGGCAATGATTTGATGCTCCATTTGCGTCCCACGTGACTCACGCAGCTGGATGTAGTGCAACCAGGATCGCAGTGAGCCGTTCATGAAGAGACGTGTCCGTGACGCCAGGGGGAGCACGTTGCGAGCACACTCCTTAGCTACGCCACTGCTGACCATTTCACGATACAAGTGCTCAGCATCCTCAAAAATTTGACTGATGCGTCGGTAGTACGCACCTACTTCATCGGGAGTTAAATCATCAATAGAGTTTTGACGGTTTTTAAAATCCTGGCGTCTAAGCTGCGGCACCTCAGCCGACCCCATAGCCGCCACATCTGCGTAACGCTGAGAAAACTCTTGAAAAGAAAAACTTCTGTGCCTAATAATCTGCGCAGAAATACCGCGTGTTGTTTGAATTTCAACGCACATGTTGCACATTTCAAATGGGCTCCAGTGCTGGTGTTTAATCAGATAGCGAAGCAATCTAGGAGCGGTCTCCATATTGGATTGATTCTCTGGCGCCGAAACCCGCGCCATTTTCGTAATCAACTCTTCAGCGTTTGGTGTGACGTGAACCAACTCAACGGTCATTTTGATAGTTTCGTGAGGGCTCCATCATACCTCTTCATCCAATCCTCTCCCATGCTTAGTCTTTGTTGATTTAACACAGCTTCAATAAAATCACCCATCGAACCACTATCAAGTGTGTCGCCAATAGTGAGTTCGTCAGCATCAGGTCCCCACCAGTACAGGGCCCACTCGTTCCAATCGTCTTCAGTCATGGCGCAATCGAATTACAATAATCAGCTTTGACTTCAGACAGCTCGGACTCCAAGCACAACCGGCATTGAGCGTGCAAGCAAGGGGATTCTAGATGATCCCACTGGACCTGGACGTACGGGGACTTCCTGCCGTTACGGTTGACCTGGTAAACGTAACTGAGCACGGTACCAAACCGCTGTGTACGGTTTTTCTTAATGATCTCCAAGGTTTTTGGGTTGTTGACCTGGATGTAAGTCGCCTTCGGTTTTTCGGCAACCCGGTCACCTTCACAAAACTTGACAACTGGAACTGCTTTAGACATGGGTCCACGCTTTGCGATTGATGATTCTAGAAATAACAGTCGGGCTGACCCCGAATATCTTTACAAGTTCTACTTGCTTTGTTCCCTTTTGATACATGTATCTAAGTCTTATTACATCAGCTTCAGTTAATACTGATTGATGATTTTCAGATCCAATTTGCTTGGGACCTGTTTTAGACCCTACCTTTGGACCTGGCTTAAACACTACATATGTTTCTCTTGTTGTGTAGTGTGTTTTGCAATCTAAACACCTACAATAACGCAATGTTACTGTTGAATGTTTGTAATCAGTTGATGTAACACGGGTGTTACGACTATTGCATGAGCGACATCTCATTGCCCCTCCAGCGTCGGTGGCTCGGGGCGTCTGGCGGCGCGAAGCTGAGAGTCTAAGCACCAACCTGCGTTGATTTCTTTGTTCAGCCATTCACAACACGCCTCCAGCTCTTGGTCGGCGCCCCAGCGGGCGGCTTGAGTGGCAATAGCAAGCTCAACATCACTCACTTCACCAGTAACAGTGGTGCCAAAGTAAGTGCCGAGCCATTGCTGCACCAACTCAGGCGGTGGGGTGATTGGGTGTTGGTTAGTCATCAAACTCACAATCAAATGTAAAGTACTCAAGGATCGAAGCCATTACAGCACAATCAATTGATTCAATAACAGATTCTTCACTTGGAGATTCGACGTGTTTAAAAGCGCGGCGATAACCACGCTTCACGCCTTCTTCAACTGCTTGGCCCAGGATCGTGTAGATCTTTGGTTTCATGTTCAGAAAGGACTTGGTTGCAGTAGTCAATTAACATTTCAGTGACCCCATCCTCCCCCAGATCGCGCAAGAAGTTCCACTGGGGATGGGTTTCATCATCCCATTCAAGGGTCATGAGGCTGGCCTCGTCATCAATAATGACAACGAGACCGTTTTCCTCACTCCGTTCGACTTTGGTGTCAGACATGAAGTGCCGTAAATTCTTACGGTACTTTAGCCTCGAACATCCATTTGCGCACGGTAGTTTTACTTACACCCAGCTCAGCAGCAATCTTGAGGTAGGACATGCCACCCTTTCTTAATTTGATTGCTTTCGCAATGACTGCATCCTTGGCGTAAGTAAAACGACCATCACCCCTTGGTTTAGAGGTGATGATTGCCTGCTCCTCAAAAAAAGGATGAGGCGCAGGCTTGGGTGGAGGGGGTGGCAGCTGCTCAGAAAGAACGCTGATGATCCTGACTACCCTGGCGCCAGGATGAGTTCTAAAACCAACATCCTGTGCGTCTTGACCGGTTTTGGCTTCAATGGTTGTCTCAAAAGGACGCCCATCACCAAAAGAAATAACTGCATTAAATGTCTTCATAATCAAATGACGACATGCTTCCAACTAGAACCATCAGCAATATTTTTAATTGCCCAAGGACTGACGTTGTAAGACTTAGAAATTTCTGCATACATTGCAGTTACATTTTTATAACTTTTAACAAAACTTTTATCCGCTAAAAGTGTACGAATTTCACGTACTGAATCATCATTAAGTTTTGCCATACCATTGTCAACTCCTTTGTGGAGACTGCGACCAAGCAAAGGACTGATTTTTCCACGCTTAGGAGCTTTAACCGTGGTAGCCGACACCTTAGGCATGATGCCTTGAAGCGGTGCTGTAATCATGATGCGCTCTTGACCGCGTTCAGCAGTCAGAACGAGGTGACCGTCCCGAACATCGATGGTCGGGTTGTCGTGAGCGGAGATCTCTAGGGACTGGATGGACTGGAAGTTGAAGGATGTCATGGTTAGAAGGGGTGTGTGCGACGGGCGGGTGCCCGATTGCTTGCGAATCTTAGCAGGTACAGGGTAGATTGAAAAGGAGGCTTGTGAATTGGCCTCAATGTGTGTGCAAGGTAACGTGGGCTGGGCGTGGTAACCCGGCCCATTTTTTTGCCCATTAAAAAACCGAGTCCAAAGCCTCGGCCCTTTTACTATTAGTTTGGTTACTCTTATATATTGTTTATATCTATATACTCTTACCTGGCGGCGGCCTTATCGTGAAGGCAAATGATTTGTGATTTTTCATTGATTCTATTTGTGCAATAGTAAGACAACTGTGTTTGTTTACAATTACAATCTATTGTTTTTTTTGTTCTTTATATTGTCTTAAGAACTCTTTCTTTCTCTTACAGAGGCGATCCTTTCATTGTTATATTTTTTTAAAATAAATTCAAAAGCTTCTTTTGCTGATTCAGCGTGTACAGCTTCTACGTATGTATTACCTTTGTAAATTGTTGAGACATCAAAAATCTTTTTCATTCGTCCCAGCTCCCTACAATTTCGTTGTTTGCTTTGTCGCTTAAACTTTTAATGTGATGTTCAAGAGCCCTCTGAGCGTGCTCTTTATTCCACGTGGCGCAGATGGTGCGGCTACTGTCGTAAGCAACGTAGGCTCCCGACACGTCCTTGATGAGCTGAATTGGATCAGTCATCGTGCTTGAGATCTTTCTTATATTCTATGAGGCCACGATAGAAACATGTGGTCATAAACATCCCCATGTTCTCCTTATCCATAAGAAGCCCAGCTTCTTTCAAGTGTTTTATTAGTTCAGAAACTTCAGCACATTGAGAGACTGTAAGCTCTAAACCAAATAAGTGTTTTGATTCGTTTGACATAAAAATGTGTCTTACCAATCAATTCTAAATTGTAAATATTCGTTACAGTTGATTGTCAGGACATGCTGTTAATCATGAGGAACTTCTTAACTTCTTTATCGGAAGCTTTGATTAGGTTCTCAATGGTTTTCAACTTCTTCTCTGCTGCCAGGGCGCGTTCGGACCAGTAAACCAGGTGGCGGTTCTTTTTATCTAGTTCAGTTTCAAGCGCTGTTTGGAACAGGCTTGAGGGGCTGATGTCCAGACCGGATGCCTTCCACTTTTCATGGAGTGCATCTGGCACTGATACTGATACAACGATTGCCATTTGTAGTATTTTCTAGGGTTAGAAGATTACCAATACTTGACAGGTATTGGGGGTTTTGCCAATAAAAAAGGCGTTACCCATAGGATAACACCTTCCTCTTAGCTTTTTGTTAGTAGTCCAGCAACCCTTCCAGTTTGTCAAATGTTGGAAGGTAACGCGGAACTGAATCCCTGGAGTGAACAGGATTTGCAGGCACCATTGGAACTGGTTCAGCTACTGCAAAGCCTTCATTTGTGGCTCGCATTGCGTTGGAAAACTCTTCGGCTTCATCAAGTGTTGGAAAAGCCGGAGCAAATGTTCCTGCTTCCTGGTGATGCATCATCACAACCCAGGCAGTGATCGGAAGCTTCATAGAGTTTTGTTGAGTTGGTTCAGGCTATCAGAAAGGGGCCAGCCTTGTAAAACATCTTAGGGTTCTCCTGTACTGTCCTGTCGGCATCGTCACAGTTCGTCACCTTAATGATTTCGCTGCGACCGTTTACAGCCTTGCTGAGGACTGCCCAGGCCATAGTTGAACTCTTGTTTGCGATGGTGGGTTCCATGATTTTTCTCTTCGCCGTACTTCATTATGGGCGGCATAAATCTGTACAGGTGCAGAGCGTTGCATCGATGAAACCCATTGCCAGGACTGGAAACTCAGCTACAAGCATAACCTGGTGACCACCCCTGGCAAGGAAAGAAACATTAATTTACATTGAGACTCATAAGACTTTCGCTACCTTGCCGATTGCCTTGAGAAGCTTGGGGCTTTTTTCGGCTAGTCGGGCTATTTGCCAGGGTTTAACGACGGACAGAGTCTTGAGTTTGTACGCTTGCTCAAAGGACATAAGGAAAACCAAAAAGGAACTGCATTCATAAATATTCCTTATGATTGGTTTGGCTTTGATGTAGATTCTCCAGAACTTTTGAGATCGTTCAAGGCTGCTCATTTGGTTTAGTTGTGTGTACAAAAAACCAGGTGGAAGGTTTGATCCACCTGGCGTTGGTCAGTGGTTAGTAAGAACCTGGAAGGTTGTTGTGCGGTACAGGAGGAATGATTCCTGGAGGATTGATTGGAGTAATGATTGGCGTAGTAGGCGTAAGGTTTTGCGCCTGCATTTGGCTTTGGATCTGGTGAAGTTGGTACGGCACTGGATTAAATGGTGCAGCACCTGGTCCTTGCTTCAGTCCTTGGAACAGTTGGTTGGTGATCATGCGTTGAAGCTGATCAGCTGGAATGAACGGAAAGCTCATTAGTGAAGTGCAAGTGAACAGTTGCGGACTTATACCTTGTGGGATGCCGCATAAGTTTTACTAATTAATCAGTCTCTGCATCTTGGGCTGTTCGCCACAGGATTGGATCCTCTTCTATGAATTCCACTGGCGTGAACTGTTCTTCAAGGCGAGCAAAGAAATCCAGTACGGTTTCGATGAAACCCTCGTCTTCTCCCGCCAGCTCGTTGATGAAGGTTGGGTCTGCGATCAATTGATCGATGCACTCAACGATTGTGCCGAGCGTAAGGTTGTGATCCATGGTTTTGAGGGAATTACCAGGATTATAGGTGAGCCTCAGCCGATCAACTCGTCTTCGTCTGCGTCTTGCATGAGTTCGAAGAGACGTTGATCCTGCATGGCATCCAGTTGGGCGTTGATAGCCTGCATCTGCACGTCGTCGCTGTCCACGTTGGACATCATAAAGCGTTGACCAGTGGGTGAGATGAAGCCTCCAACGAAGCCAGCCCCACAACGGTCTGCTGCTTCTTTCATCCTGGCGACGAGCTGCATGGCTTTCAGCTGATCCATACTGAGCTTATCTTGGTTAGCAAGATCTTGGCTGTTGTTGTTAGCTTCCCAATCGAGGTTGTTCATGAAGATTTGTACGAGTGATTTGTTGCGGTTTTTGTAAATGAAAAATTGAGGTTGTTGTTCCATTAGAATGGAAAAAAAGTGAGTTACAGTGCCTGGTTCTTCTTATTTTGGTGGGCAATTTATGCCATTGACGGGTCAGAATAAGTTGACACGAGGTGCAGTAGATAGAGGAATTCAAACTATTACAGGAGCATTTGATCAAGGAACAGCTGGACCATTTAAAAGTTTGGTGAACTATGCAAGCGGAAAAGGAGCTTTACAAG